TCCTACCACCGATTCTAACCCGGGCGCTTGATTATGATGCACCGTCCGACATCAATAATACGGGTGCCATCCCTGTCGTCAACGGCACGGTGAACGGCACGACCTCATGGCTGTTGACTTCGACGGTCGCGACAGTCGGCACTGATCCGCTGACCTTTACGAAATTCTCCATCAATCCTTCGACCTTGGCTGCCATCGCGACCAGCGGCAGCGCCAATGATTTGTCGGCAGGTACGGTTGCGGCAGCGCGTGGCGGCGCCGGAACGATAAACGGAGCGTTGAAGGGCAATGGCTCTGGCGTCGTATCGCAAGCGGCTTGCGCCGATCTGTCGAATGCAGCCGCGTCGTGCTCAACAGACGCGACCAACGCCAGCAATATTTCTTCGGGCACGCTGGCAGTCGCGCGCGGCGGCACTAACGCAACGACGGTTGCGGGGGCGCAGGCTGGCTTCAATATCGGGCTTATTAGTTTTCGCGCTGACGGGGTGAATTTTAATGCTGCAAATGGAACCGACATTTTCCATGTAACACCGGCAAAACCAACAGGAAGTTTAGGTTGGGTAAGTGTAACCGTTCGCATTTTTAATTGTACCGCTGCCATCACCACTGCACACTTTGGAGTTTTTGACGGAGTTGGAGCAACCGGAACTACGGTTGTTTCAAACACGGCAGGATCAGCCACGGCGCAGGGGCCAAATGTCACCGCGAGTTTACAAACGCTGGTTCAAACAATAGGCCCTATGTGGCTCAATGCGACAGATTTTTATCTTAATCTCATTACGCAACAAGGCAGCGCTGTGACATGCAGCGTTGTGATACAATTACAGACTTTATGAAGGATCGGCGCCATGACGCTCGAAAATATCTTGGTGCAATTGGTGCAATTGGTGCTTGGGGTGCGGTAGAAATCGTGAAAGATAACATTTATTACATCGTCGTCGGCACTCTCGCGGCCGTTATGATTTCCGTTATCTCGATATTACTGATTGGATTGTTTGATGAGCGAGTCGACAACGACAAAATCTTCTCCGTCCTCCCACCGGCATTTCAGACCATTGTGGGGTGTTTTGTCGGCGTTTTAGGAGGCCGAGCGCTCACGGGACCGAAACCACCGGATGCGTGATGAATCTGAACGTCATTCAGGACCCGAAGGCTTATGTGGCGTCATTATCGCGCGAGGAAAAAGCGATTCTGGATCAACTTTTGGCCAAAGAATTAGCCTCCTGCTGGCATCCTGATCCGCGGAACGAACCGCAACTACAAGCGTATTATAGCGAAGCTGATCTTATGCTGTTTGGCGGTGCGGCCGGCGGCGGTAAGACCGATTTGCTCTGCGGAGTTGCGCTCAATAATCATCAAAACTCGGTAATTTTCCGCAAGCAAAGCACAGATTTGCGCGGTCTCGAAGAAAGATTGCTGGCACTTGCGGGGCGAGATGGATGGAACGGCACCTATAAGACGTTGCGTCGTGGATCAAAACTTTGTGAGCTTGGTCATCTTGAAAAGCCCGGCTCAGAGGAAAGCTGGCGCGGCCGACCGCATGACTTCATCGGCTTCGATGAGGGTGCACAGCTTGCCAAACAGAAAGTCCGCTTCGTTCTAGGCTGGTTGCGCAGCGTCGATCCGAAACAAAGACGCCGTGCGATCATTGCTTCAAATCCCCCGACTGGCGGCGAAGGTGAATGGCTGATCGAATGGTTTGCACCATGGCTCGATCCGAATTTTATTCGGCCGGCGGTGCAGGGGGAATTGCGATGGTGTGTCACTGGCCCCGATCGCGACGGCACGACCGTTTGGGTTCCTGACGGAGCTCCAATCGTTTTCACAGAAGGGTTAAACTGGCGCTACGCCACCGAAGCAGAAATCGCCCAAGGCGACGACAATACCGATGTGGTACAGCCGCAGACGCGGACTTTTATTCAATCGTTGCTGCGGAATAACCCTTATCTCGCCAATACCGGCTATCGGGCGCAGATTCAGGCACTCCCCGAACCGCTGCGAAGTCAACTTCTTAATGGCGATTTCGTTGTCGGCCGTGAGGATCATGAATGGCAGGTCATCCCCACGGCTTGGGTCAAGGCGGCACAGGAGCGATGGAAACCGCAGCCGGATGGTGCGGTCATGTCCGCGATCGGCGTGGATGTGGCCCAAGGCGGCGCTGATCGCACGGTGTTGGCGCCGCGGCATGGCCCTTGGTATGCGCCATTGGTCGAACGGGCGGGCATTCTGACGCCGACTGGCTCACATGTGGCGGCATTGGTGGTGGAGACGCGGCGAAACAACGCTGTGATCGTTATGGACATGGGCGGTGGATATGGCGGGGCGGCGAAACAACGTTTGAATGACAACGATATTGCCGTGCATCCTTACAATGCCGCGGAAGGATCGAACGCCAAAACCAAAGACCGGCAGTTGGAATTCTATAACAAGCGCGCCGAAGTCTCTTGGCGGTTCCGTGAAGCCCTTGACCCGGATCAGGATGGTGGCTCACCGATTGCTCTGCCTCCCGATCCGCAATTGCTCGCCGATCTGACCGCGCCGCGGTGGAAGTTGACGGCCAATGGCATTTTGGTTGAACCAAAAGAGGAACTGAAAAAACCAGAGCGGTTGGGGCGCAGCCCGGATAAGGGTGATGCTGTCATGATGGCATGGTCGGAGGGCGAGAAAGCCATTGTGAGCGCGATCAAAAAATTCCACCGCGTGGCGCAGATTCCTGCTATTGCACCAAGGGTGGATTTGCCGACTGAACGCGGCACCGGATGGATGGGACGGCGGTAATGGCAGAGGAAGTCAAAAAGCCAGACGTTTTTCGGGTCGCGGTTGAATCGGTTAATGCCGCTCCGTCACGATGGCTTTTTGATCAACTCAAAGAGGCTATGAAAACCTACAAGGGCCTGCCGAAAACTCCTGAGATAGATACATCGCCGAATCGCGGCACCAATTGGATGGGCCGTAAATGACCGATTTTGCCGCATCCAATAATGGGCCTCCGGTTTCCGGTGATAATGGCATCGTCGTCGAAGCTGTCGAGCGCTGGCACGCCTGCAAGGACTGGCAGGGCGTCCAAGATGAGAGAATCCGCGAGGACATAAAATTTGCCAATGCCGACGCGCGCAATGCTTGGCAATGGCCCACCAAAATCTATCAGAAGTTGACAGGCGGCGAAGATAATATGGCCTGCCTGACGATCAACAATACACGAATTCATAACGATCTGATCATCAATCAACTTTCCAAGAATAATTATGGCGTGAAGATTCGCCCGACCGGCGGCAAAGCGACTTACGAATCCGCCAAGGTGATGCAGAGTATCATTCGTCGCATTGAGGATATCTCCCGGTTTGGCGCGGTTAAAAGAACAATTACGGAGCAACAAGTCGATGGTGGGTTAAGCTACTGCATTATCGAGACGGCCTATACGTCGAACCGCACGCGCAATCAGGATATTTATCTCAAAGCCTCGCGGGACCCGACCGGCGTATATCTCGACCCATGGATTCGTCAGACGGATGGATCGGACGCCAATTTTGGTTTCATCTTTGAGCGGATGCCACGCAAGGAATTCGACCGCAAATATCCGAAATGGAAAGGCAAAGTCGGCGCCGCACCGATCGATGCGGCGTTTGCCAATTGGATCAGTGACAAGGAAATCATTCTGGCGAAGTATTTCCGCAAAAAACAAACGCCGGACAAGTATATTTGGTACAAGCAGCCTGACGGAGATGAAGTTGAAAAGCTTGCTTCCGAAATCGCGGAGGAAAGCGGCAAGGAAATTTATGACGCGCTCATGCTCGACATCAAAAACGGCGTCATCGAAGGTGGTTTGCGGCCGGTATTCAATGATGAAGTCGAGTGGTTTATGATTGCTGGCGACACGATCATCGATAGGGGCGATTGGGCAGGCAAATATATTCCGATCTGTCGCTGTGTTGGCCGCGAATTGGTTGTGGATGCGACACTCGACATCAAGGGTCACACGCGGCCGCTCATCGATGCACAGCGGATGCTCAACTACAATGCTTCAATGTCGGTTGAGATTGTCGCATTGCAGCCGAAGTCGCCGTTTCTTGCGCCAGCCGAAAGTATCGAAGGTCAGGAGCAATATAAAACCCTCAATATTAACGGCTTTCCGGTCATTCTCTACAATGGTGTGAGCGACGACGGCGTGAAGTTGGATGCGCCGCAGCGATTGAATCCGCCAACTCCTTCCGAGGCCCACGAAAAGGGCCAGCAGACTGCCGAACGACAGATGATGATGATTTCCGGGCAATGGCAGCAGACGACGGGCCAACAGGATCAGCCCTTTGCGCAATCAGGAAAGGCTCTGCAAGAGGGCCAGCAGCAAGGTGAGACCGCCACTTATCATTTTCCCGAGCATCAAAGCGACATGTTGCGCTTCATCGGCGTGCAATTACTCGATCTGATCCCAAAAATCTATGATACGGAACGCACGCTTCACATCATGGATGAGAAGAACGAAAAACGCTGGATCAAGATCGATCCGAATCAGGTCAATGCCGTCCAGAAACTTGCCGAAGTAAAAGAAGATGAAGAAGCCATCCAATTAGCCTTCAATCCAAGCGTAGGCGAATACGAGTGTGTCTCCGATCCTGGACCGGATTTTGCCACACAACGGCAAGAAGCGCGCAGCGCGCTCGGAACGATTCTCGCCAACAATAAGGAATTGGGCGGCGTCGTCGGCGATCTTCTCTTTAAGTATATGGACGTGCCGGGTGCCGAGGAAGTACGCGAACGCTTGGAACGGGAAATCAAGGCGACCAAGCCTTATCTATTCGGCGATTCTCCCGACCCGCAGGTCGCGCAATTGCAACAGCAGATTGCCCAGCTTGCGAAACTCAATAGCGAATTAGTCCTTAAACTCGCCGATGCGAGACTGAGCCGCCGCGGCAAGGAAGAGTTGCGCGACATCGAAGCCTTCAACGCGGACACCAAGCGGATGGAGGCGGAAATTCGAGCGCTGAAAGATTTGCTTTTGAATCCGGCGCAGCGCGCTCAAATGGAGCACGAATTGGAAGTAATGGGGCATCAGCACGTCTACGATTCCATCAAACAAGTGAATGAGGCTGCATTAAATCCGGTCGGTGATCCGAGCCTTAACGGCGGCGGTGGTCAGGGCCAATGAATCCCGGCGAATCAGCCTTTACCGCCATAGCGCGGGTCATCGGCGAGCCTGCAAACGGCTTCGATAACTTGCGAATCATCGCCAAGGATACCGCCGGACTATCGGCAGTGGACCGCGAGACTATCCGATCGGCCGCCGATGAATTAGAGGCAAGCCAACGGGCGCATTTGGCAACTCATAGGCAACTCATTGAAACACAACAGAAATTAATCGCGGTGAACGAACGGCTACTCGAAAGCGAGCGGCAATTGCTGGCTGTGAAAAAGCCTGTGACCGCGCCGTTTGAGAAGTTGCAAATGTCTTCCGGTTGGGTCAGAGTTATGACCTGTCCGATGACCATTCCGCTGGGTCTCAAATAATGCCGCAGGAAGTCACGCCCAAGCCCATGCCGACCACAGGGATGCCTGATCGGGTCGATTCGCTCAATCCGCCGACTGACATGAACATGCGCGCGGGCGTGAAATTCGGCAAAATGGAAGTGAATCCGGGTAAGCCGCCGAAAGGTGAAAAGTGAATATTGAAGCCAAAATTGTAATTTCGGGTCCCGACAAAGACCGTGCGGCTAATATTGTTTGTGAGGCAATTAAAGCCTATGGAAAAAAGTCTATCTGTCTCGAAAATTACGTTTCAAACGGCCAGGATTATATCATTGGTAACGGCGATATCTATCTGGTGGCGGTATCTGGCGGACGATTGCTATGATCGAAGTCAACGGCGAGCAGATCACCAATGAAGAGGCCATGAGCCTCATCAAAATGCTGTGCAATGACGCCAAACAGATGGCCGGCGAGTTTCACGGCATGGAGCGCTCGGACAAGTTCCGCATCAATTGGCCCGATGAGGATGAATTTGCCAAATCTGAATGGCGCAATTTCGTCGAGGCGGCGATTCAGCTTTACGTCGAGCAATTGAACGACCCGCATGTCTCTCCGGCCGACAAACGCAAGCTGCATCTGGCGATCGTGCTCAATGCCATGACTTCGAAGGATCAGCCGAAGGATACTCGGCTGCAATTGGCCCCAAATACTCAGCAATTTGTCGGCGACAAATCCGAAAATCGCAAGATCAAGGAGAAGTTCGGCAATGTGCCGAACTATCGCGCGATCTTGAAGCGCTCCACTGCTCATCTATTGCACTGAGGGATTCATGGACCTGTTGCGGAAGTATTTTGTACCGCTTTACCAAGCGCCGGATGTTGCGCCGGGCGCTACACCTACTGAGCCGCCGCCTGCCGATCCGGCGATAACATCCGATCCCGCCGCCGATCCTCCGGCCTCACCAAAAATGGTGCCGGTTGACGTGATGGTCCGCGAGATTACGCCGTTGCGCGCCAAGGTGCGCGAGACCGAAGCCGAATTAGCGACCAGCCGCCGCACCATTGCCGAGCAAAACGAACTGCTTGCGCGGCTGCAAAATCCAAACAATCCGCCGCTCGCCCCGCCTTCTGTGCGCCAGCCCACGCAACACCCGCAACCCGATGATGTGGATCGCCGCGCTGCGGAGCTTTTGCTGCAACGGGACATGCAGGCGCTTGATCGGCGAGGCGTGACCGCCTACGGTGCCGCATGGGGTGACACGGTGCGCTTGCTCGAAAGCTTCAACCTCAACACCCCGGAATTCATTTCGTCCGTTACCGAAATCGCGCCGGGAAAATCTCACGAAGTGCTCCGCACACTGACCCAGGATGGCGAAAAGCTTGCCATTCTGGCAACGCTTTCTCCGGTCGCACGCATTGCTGAAATTACGAGGATGGCCATGGCTCCCGCTGCCCAGAGAACCGATCCTACGCCGCCGGCCACGCCTCCCGCGCCTGCGCCGAAGGTCAGTCGCGCACCTGCCCCGCCCCCGCCGGTCGAACCGAGCGCGACCAAGGTGAAGGACTGGCGCGCAGACGATTCGAGCGAAGAGGAATTCACGACAGGCTTTAACGAAATGATGGCGAAGCGCTCCGCGCGACGCTAGAGTGAGACTGAGAATCGCGACCGTCTCAGGCGGCATCCTGAGTTAGTATTTGCGCCGTAGCGCTGCGACCTGAGCATTATCAGGGTCTCCCGCCCTTGTCCGCTTCGGGACCGGACAAAACCCGCACAGCAATGTGCTCCCCAAGCAATGCGCCTGGTGATGGCGCGGTGATTCTCAGGAGCCATCCCGATGGCGAATAATATCCTCACGCCCAGCATGATCACGCGGTATTCGATCCGCATGTTCTTGAACACGAATTACTTCATCCAGAACGTGTCGCGCCAATTCGAATCGCAATTCGGCATCGAAGGCGCGCGGATCGGTGCGCAATTGCGCATCCGCTACGCCAATCAGTACACCGTCACGGACGGCCCCGCCATTTCGATCCAGGATACGACCGAACAGCAGTTCTTGCTCACAGTCGCGACCCAGCGCCATGTGGACGTGGCCTTCACGTCGGCGGAAACCACGTTGGACGTGGACGATTATATGGAGCGCATCGTTCTGCCGCGGGTCAACGCGCTCGCCGCCAACGTCGCGCTGCAAGTCATGGTCAATACCGCGACGGCTTGCCGCAATGCGACCGCCAACGTGGACGCCAACAATAACATCCTGCCGATCACGGACGGGCCGATCGCGCTAGCCCGCGCGCTGTTGGAGGAAAACTCGGCACCGAACTTCGGCGAAATGGGAATGCGCAAATGCGTGCTGGCGCCGCGTTCGGACACGCGCATTCAACAGGCGCTTCGCGGTCTCTTCAATCCGGTTGATTCGATCTCGCGGCAGTACAACACCGGCATGATGTACGAGGCGCTGCAATTCCGGCTGTTCGAAGATCAGTCAGTTGTGTCGCACACCACGGGGTCGCTTGCGACCGCGACCGTCAATGGCGCCAATCAGACGGGACAGGCGCTTACCGTCAATGCGCTCGGCGGCACGATCAATGCCGGCGATGTGTTCACGATTGCCGGCGTGAACGCGGTAAACCGGGTCAACTATTCGAGTCTCGGCACGCTGGCGCAGTTCGTCGCCACGGCCAACGCGGCGGCGGGTGCGACGCAAATCCAGTTCTATCCACCAATCGTGCCACCGGCATCGAATGTGCCTTATGCCGGCCTGCCGTATACACCGCAGCAATATCAGACGGTGACGGCTTCGCCCGCCAATAACGCGACTATCACGCCGTTTGCCAATGCCAGCGTGACCTATCGTGAGAATCTGGCCTATGCGCCGGATGCTATCACACTGGTCGTAGCGCCGCTGTGGATTCCGCCGAATGAAAAAGGCGTGATCGCTGCGGCGCGGCACGAATATGATCGGCTCAGTATGAGAAGCCTCGTGTGCTATGAGCCGACAACCGATCAACCAATCGATCGCTTGGATATCCTGTTTGGCAGCGGCGTGCCGCGGCCGGAATGGATCGTCCAGGCCATGGACTCGACGCCGTAGACGGGAATCGTTACCTTCCGCTGCTAGGATGACCGCACTCAGCGCAGACACGCCCTCGATCCGGAACGATTCTCGCACTCATGGCATTCACGGAAATCGTGGGGAAGAAAATGCAGGCGCCGACTATCTGAAATAAGTCAGGTTACGGCGCCAGCATCGGTCAAAAATCAAATGGAGGCCATCATGGCTTTTGATCCCGAGAATCACGAAATCGATCCAAAAAGCGGCTTCATGGTGCACAAAGAGACCGGCCATCCGATCGGCCTTGTGCCGCCGCCGCTGCATTCACCAAAGGATATCGAGTGGCCGAAATGGGTCAAGGTCCATGACAGCCACATTCTGCGCAAGGAAATCGAAGGCGCGCCGGATCATGTCAGCGTTCCGGCGTTTCCGGACTTTCATGTCAATCGCGAGAATGGCGAAGTGACGGTCCTCGTTCACGATGAGGATCAGGAAAAGGTGGCCACTTCGGAGGTCATCAAAGCCGATGAGGATCAAAAGCAATTGCCTAGCCTCGATGAACAGACACGCCGCGAAGTCCACCGCGATGTCGAAGGGACCGAACGCGAACAGAGCGCTGCGCTATCGGCAGCAATTCAGCGGCAACGCGATGAAAGCGAGGCCGAGGAAACCCGCCGGCGCATGGTGGAGAAAGCCGCGGCAACCGACCAGAATCAAAAGACTGCGGCGGAAATCGCCGCGGCCGATCAGGCCGCGCTCGATGCACAGCTTGGCGCTCCGGTGAACGAAGAGCGCCGCCGGATTCTTGCGGAAGAAGCGGCGCGGAAGGCTGCCAAGCCGCCCATCGCATAATTTCATCAATAGGGAGTGTATCCTATGGCCTTTGTTCTGCCGTCCAAGCGTGAAGCGGGCTATCTTGATCCCGCCATCGCGGGTGAAGGCGTCAAGGTGGTGATGTCTGATGGTGATGTCATCACCTATGCGCCGCCCCCGCCAAAGCCGGTCATGCCGGACTGGTCTACGATCAAATCGATTCGGCATTACTTCAACCGCACGGATTTCCGGGTATGGCCGGCGTGGCTTTATCACCCGAAAGAGGCGGCGCGGCTGGTACGTAATGCCGATGAGGCGGCAGAGCTTGGTGTATGCTATCGCGACGCCACGATCGATGAGAAAGGCCGTTACGGCCGCGATCACGTCTGGGATTGGAAGGACGACAGCCAGTGGCGTCCGCAGCCGTGGCCGGATACGATCAAATTCGATCCGAACAAGGCCGAGCAGGGCAAGACGGTGATCGCATCGCCTGTCAATCCGACCGTGGCGCAGCATGATTTGGCGGCGCTATTGATTCCACAAGTTGCCGCCGCAGTCGCACAGGCGCTCAAAATGAGCGGGCCAGCGGCGCCGCCAAGCGTCGATCCGGCGCAGTGGGAGCAATTCCTGCAATTTCAGGCATGGCAAAAGTCTGCCGAAGTCGTCGGTGGTGCCGTGCAGCAAGCTGCTACGGAAGCTCCTGGATTGGGGTTGCAGGGCGGTAGTGGCGCTCCCTCTCCCGACGCGGAACGCGTTGCTTGGGAAGAGGAAGCCGACCGCAAGGGCATCAAGATCGACCGGCGCTGGTCGCTTGAACGTCTGAAATCCGAGGTCGAAAAGGCGACGTGATCCGATGGCAATGCCTCCCGCAGAGCCGGCCCTTCCGGTCGATACCTGTGGGGCATTGCTGACAAATGCGCTAATCGACGGTGGAATCGTCGGCATCGATGAAGCAATCGAGCCGGCAATTCTCAAGCGGGCATTTCTTCAAGCCAATCTGCTTTTGGCGCAGTGGGCGCGTAAGCGATGGTTGGTCTATCGGATTGCGGATTATTCCGTCGTTTCGACCGGCGCGCAGAACTATAGTGTTGGATTGAATCAGGCGATCAATATCAATCCGCGGCCGGATCGACTTGAATATGCGTTCCTGCGATTCCTGAATCAATCGCCGCCAAGCGGATTGTTCGTTGATATCCCGCTCGACATTATCCAGTCGCGCGAGGATTACTCGCGGATCGCGGTCAAGAATATAGGCACTTTGCCGTGGCGGATTTTCTACGATCCCGTGTGGCCGGTGGGAGTCTTATTGCCATGGCCGGTGCCGCAAGCGACGATCTATGAAATTTTTTGCGGCTTCAAAGTCGTATTGCCGCGATTTACGAGCGTTCAGCAGCCGATCAATTTTCCGCCGGAATACGAGGCTGCGCTGAATTGGTGCTTGGCGCGGCGTTTCCGTGCGACTTATCAGATGCCGGCTGATCCCGAAATCAACGCGCTGGCCCGCGACGCGCTCAATGTGATTCGGTTGGCGAATCAGGCGGTGGGCGTGCTGCGGATGCCCGCGTTTTTGCGTGGACGCAATCGTGCCTACGATTACGGAGGCGACTCGGATTCATTCTGAGAAAACAAGGAGACTCAAATGTTCAAGACGCTTCGGGATATGACGCTGGGTGCGCTTATCTGCGCCGGCATCGGCGCCGCTGTTGCCGCCGTGGGCACGCCGCCGCCGCCGAACAGTGGGCCGGCGCTGCAAGACGGGACGTGGCTCAATGGCTTGGCCGGTGGGCAAAACTTTGCCTATCAGTACGGCTTCGCGGCCGCGGGTACGACTCAAGCAACGGCACTGCAATTGCCTGCCGGCATCTATCTGTTGGAAGTGGATACCGCGGCATCAAGTTCGGGCGTGGCATTGCCGCCTTGCCTACAAGGCACGGCGCTGATGCTTTACAATAACGGCGCGAACACCCTGACAGTCTATCCGTCCATCGCCAATAATCCGGTCACAGCGGCGCAGGATACGATCGACAATTCTACGTCGGCGTCGGTTGCCACTCACGTTTCGGAAATCCTATTCTGCGCCAAGAACGGCGTCTGGGCTTCCAAGTAGTTGAAAACCGATGGCGGCCAGCAAGAAACGCAAGGAACGGCGCGCGGCCGAGCGGGCGCAGAAAGCGGCGTCCGCCGCGGTTGCGGTGGAGGTCAATCATGCGAGCGCGCCCCCTGTATTACGCTTGGTACGATCCGAAGGGGCCAGTGTACCGGCTGAGCCGCTTGCCGCCGGACGCCCCAGTGCGGCCGTCGATTCCGTTCCAGAGGAAAAGCGAACTCATGGAAATGTTGGACAAGCGCAAAGCCCGCGTGATGTGGTTGCCCGAACTGCCGTCGAATCTCCCCGACGATCTATCGTCGATTGCATCCCGACAAGTTTTGTAAGGAGAAGCTTTGACGCAGACGAAATCAATCCGATCCTCAATGATCCGTCCGTGTTCAAATATGCGGCTTACGAAGGGCTGGCATCTTTCGATTTAGGGCCGCTGCTTTCCGATCAGCGCAATGTCTTGCTCATGGCCGATCGGGGCGGCATGATCTTTCACTGGCAGGCGCTCGGCGTCTATCAGGTCCATACCAATTTTCTCAAAGCCGAGCGGCATTATTCCGGGCCTGGGACATATGTGCTCAATGCCTGCCGGGCCGCTTATCGCTGGATGTTCACGCATACCGATTGCATCACGTTGCTCACGCAAATTCCGTCCCATAATCGCGCGGCGACGATGTTTGCGCCGATGGCGGGATGGACCAAGGAATTCGAGCGCGCGGGAATCTGGCCATCCGTGGAAGATGGTGTGGTTGATATGAGTTTTCTGGCGCTGCGCTATGATGATTGGGTGCGCAAGACGCCGGAATTAATGGCCTCGGGGCGATTGTTTCATGAACAGTTGGAACGTGAATTCGAGCGACATGGTGCACAAGACAAAAAGCACGCCGATGAGGATTGTCATGATCTCCATGTGGGTGCCTGTTTTGAAATGATACGAGGCGGCCAACTCGACAAGGCCGTGATTCTCTATAATCGCTGGGCACAATTTTCCGGCTACGGCGAGATTGTACTGGTCTCGCGCGATCCGACTGTGTTGAACATCGGGACGGCGCTGATCCAGATTTATGAGAACACTTTCAAAGTCTTGAAGGTGTTGTGATGGTGCAACTTGCGCTCAATTCCGGCGCCTATAGTTCCGAATCGCTGATCGCAAATGCCCAGCGTTCGGTGAACTTGTACGCGGAAATGAATCCTGCCAATACCAAGCCGACATTCCCGACTACGCAATATGTGCGGCCCGGTCTTAAGCCGCTCGGGGCACCGCCAAATCCTGGATTATCGCGTTGTCTCTATGGAGCGACGAATGGAGACGGTTATGCCGTGATCGGGCAGGCTATTTATTACATCGATCCGAACTGGCAATTCAATTTTCTCGGCAATCTCATCGCCAACCGCGGCACGCCGGCTTCTATGATCGACAACGGCAAAGGCGTTTTGGTAGTCGATGGTTCGCCGCAAGGCTACTCGATCAATCTGACCGGAAATCCGCTGCGGCAGTTGACGCAAATAACGGACCCTAATTTTTTTGGTGCCGATCGCGTCGATTTTCTCGATACGTTTTTGATCTACAATATTCCCGGCACGAACCAATGGGGCTGTACACTTTCCGATCAGATCGCATTCAATGGATTGTTTGTCGGTATCAAGACGGCGTGGCCCGATCCGATATTAGCTGTGGTAGCGATCGAGCGTGAAGTCTGGGTGTTTGGTCCGAAGAAAAGCGAGGCGTGGTTCAATGCCGGTGCGACGCCGTTTCCGATGCAGATTCTTCCCGGCGTGATCATCGAGCAGGGCTGTGCGGCAAAATATTCGCCGGCCAAAATGGACACCAATGTCTATTGGTTGTCGCAAAGTCCGGAAGGAGCGCGAATGGTAATGCGCGGCAATGCGCAGAATGTGGCACAGCGGATTTCGACACACGCCATTGAAAAAGAACTCCTGAAATATGCACGCATGGACGATGCGATCGGATCAGTTTATCAGATTCAGGGTCATTCATTTTACGAATTACACTTTCCGACCGCAGATCGGACGTGGGCTTATGATCAAGCGACGGAACAATGGTTTGAGGATGCTTCGATCGATAATAACGGGACGTTGCATCGGGCACGCAATGCATTCACGACTTATCTCTATGGCAAGAATGTCGCGCTCGATTGGGCCACCGGTCAGCTTTACGAGATTGATCTGAAATCGTACACAGACAACGGCCAGCCGATTCCGTGGATCAGGTCGTTCCCCCACTTCACCAACGAACTGAAATACGTGAATCAGGCAGCGATCGTCGGAGATTTCGCCATCGGCACCCGGCCGAATACCGGAGAGGTCAATCAATTTCTCAGTCCGTGGAGTGCGGGTTTTAGCTCGGGATTTGGTCCTCTCACGCAAGTTGCCGCGCCCACGGTGAATTTGCGAATCTCTCGTGATGGAGGGGCCAATTTCGGCAACAATCGCCCGAAAGGCTTGGTGAGTTCCGGCCATTATCGGTCCATGATGCGGTGGCGCGGCAACGGACTGGCGCGGGATTGGGTTTTGGAATTCAGTTCAACATCGGAAATGTCCGGTGGATTGAACGGCGCTTATGTCGATCCGGTAGGAGCCTCGGCATGAGCATTTTGCATCCGCAAGCACTATTTCAGCCTCGTGGGGCGCTTGTGGACGCCCAGGGCATTCCAACCTCGGCTTATGGCCGAGGCTTCTTGCAGGCGCTCGATGTGCGTTCAGGATCGGGCACGGGCATCGTGCCGATTGTCAGCGGCCCTCTGACCGCGACCGGGGCAACAGTAGCCGATTCGCTCCAACTCGCGGCGGATTGGAATTTCATTGCAGCCGGCGCGGCAAATAGCGGTGTACAAATCTCGCCTTTGCTCGATTTGCAACCGGGTAATGATATATGGGTATTCAACAATACGGGGAACAATAAAAAAGTCTATCCGCCGAACCCGCAGACGCAAATTGACGCGCTGGGTCCCGGCGTTGAGTTCGATCTGGCACATGGTCAATTGCGGTGTTTCATGTGCTGGCAAGCCACGCAGTTTTTGTCCTATGGAAATTGAGACCAACAAATGCCGATAGGTGCTGCGATCGGGGGAGGACTCGGGGCGATTGGCTCAATTGGGGGCGCATTATTGAGTTCAAATGCCGCCAACAAAGCCTCGCAAGCACAGCAGGCTTTGGGGCAACAGGCTCTCGCCCAGCAAATGGGCATTTGGAATCAAACTCGCGGCGCCATTCAGCCGGTGTTGGATTTGGGAGAAAGCGCCGCGGGCGGCGCGCTGTCTCCGCTGTTAAAGCTTCTCACGCCCGGCGCCAATATGACGGCGACGCTTTCGCAGATTCCCGGCTTTCAGTTTGCGCAGGATTGGGGACAGAGGGCGGTGCAGAATCTCGGCACAACTACGGGCCTCGGTGGCAACACATTGACTGCCGGCGCAAATTTTGCGACCGGACTCGCCCAACAAGGCTATGGAAATATCGTAAATTCGCTCAATCAATTGTTTGCCAGCGGCGCGGGCACGGCGGCGAGCGCCGCAGGCGCGTTGGGCGGCACGGGCGCAAATTTCAGCGGGCAAATAGGCAATACCTTGCAGGGCATTGGACAGTCACAAGCCCAAGGCATTCTTGGCTCGGCAAATGCATTGTCCGGCGGCTTGCAGGGAGCTACAGGCGGCATAGGAAACGCGCTGTTGCTGAGTCGATTGTTGGGCGGCGGGGGAATCTATACAGGTCTTGGCGGTGCAACCGGATCGGCTGTCGATCTATGAGAAAATAAATGGCATCGAACCAAAATGCTTTGTCTGGATCGGCGCCACGCTCGCGCGGAGCGGCATTATCCGGTGGAGCATTGCCCCTGCCGCCGCCAATGCTCGCGGGACAGCAAGTGCAATCGCCAATGCCGCAGCAAGGTGCGCCCAGCCAGCAAGGTCCGGCAATGCAGCCCGGTCAACAGCAGGCGCCCGCGCCGACGCATACCCAGACTGTCGCAGCGCTGCGGCACTTCAACGCAATTTTGGGAGAGTTGAAAGGACTTCTGCAAAATCCCGATCTGGGCAAAGCCAACCTGAAATCCACGATCATCGATGGTATGACCAAACTCGTTGCCGAGCGAATCATTCCGCCGGCCGCAGCGGTGAGCCAGCTTGCCAGTGTGCCGGACGTTCCATTCCAGCAAAAGCAGTGGACGGTGAATCACTACGCCCAGACGGTCCAGGCGGCGGCTGCGGTTTTGGATCATCATCGACAGTCGGCAATGGGGACCGGAAATTACGATCTGGAAAATGCTTTGCATGGCGATGAAAGCGATCCTGACTCGCATATGGAAACCATGCAGGGCATGATGCAACAGCATTACGCGGGAGGACCGCAGTAATGGCCGATATCTCCGGACTTTATCCGCAGCCGCCGCAACCGCAACAGGGCGTGCTCAGCGACCCGTCGAAGCTCTATGGCTTTATCGCCGCGGCGCAGATGGCCAAGCAATTTGCGGCCAAGCAGGCGCTCGGGCAGGCTTACCAGAAGAATTTGAATCCGGATGGCACGCCGAATATTCCCGGTATTGCTCAGGATTTGAAGAACGATCCGAACGCCGGATTTATTCTGCCGGAAGCGACCACTAATATTCTCTCGCAGCATGGACAGATGATTTCAAATGATACAGCGGCATTCGAGCAATTTGCAAAGCAGAATGGATTTGCCCAACAATGGCTCGCAGCGCGGGCAAATCAACCTGGCGTTACGGCCGAGGATTTACATAATGACGCAGTAACCTTGAGTCGCAATACTGATCCACGTGCACTGCCATCATCGGTCATAAATTCCGTGATCGATAATATTAAAAACGATCCGGGTGGAATTCATGCCGGGCTTGTCGCTGCGCAAAATCGCGTGATGGGCGCAGCCGCGGCTGCTGGGCGCATTGCTGGTCCGCCTACAGGCGCTGGCGCTCCGACGACAATGCCGTTAGGTGCAGCCGGATATGGAACGCCCGGAGCGGCCGTGCCTGGACAAATTCAAACGGCACCGCCGCCCGGCTTTGGCGAACGGCAGGCTGGCGCAGCAGCACTCGATACAAAGCTTGCCGGCGGTCTCGCCGATGCGGCGGAAGGTTCGCCCTCACGAATTGGAATCCTCGGCAATCTCGACAATGCCGTCGATAAATTCACGGCCGGTCCCGGTGCCGATTGGTCCATGGTGGCCAAAGCGTTTGTCAATCGGAACGTGCCACTGCCTGCGGGATGGCAGTTCGATCCGAAATCAATTGCATCGCAGCAGGAATTCAACAAGCAAGCCATGCAGCTTGCACAACAACAATTCCAGTCGATCGGCGGTACAGGAACGGATGCCAAGTTTTCGTCCGCCTTCGAGACTTCGCCGAATGAAACACTTTCGACCCTCGGCAACAAAGGAATCATTCGGCTGCTCAAAGGCAATGAGGACGCCTTGCAGGCGAAAAACACGGCTTGGCTGAAAATGTCGGAAGCCAATCCGAATGCTTCGTACCGGCAATTCTCCCAGGACTTCAACAATCACTTTGATCCGCGCGTGTTTCAGTTCAAGTATCTCTCGCCGGCTGAGCGCAAAGACTACGTGCAAAAAATGGACCCGCAGGAGCAACAGCGCTTCCTCTACAACGCGACGGTCGCGCGCAAGCAGGGCTGGATCAATTACGACATGAGCAAGTGAAATGGCGGACGATCTGTCGCCGCAGGATCGCGATCTGATTACGCGAACGATTCTTTCCGAAGCCGGGAAGGACGGCGATGCCGGTATGGCTGCGGTGGCGTCCGTGATCAAAAATCGTCTGGCGTCCGGCCAATATGGCGGCTCTCCGTCCGATGTGGTATTGGCACCGAATCAGTTTTCGGCATGGTCGTTACCGCGTACCGATCCGAACAGCCCGCAGCGCTGGTCAACCAAAAACGGTGACTATCAGAAAGCGGCATCGCTTGTCGATTCGGTATGGAGCGGCGACATTCCGGACTCCACGGGCGGTGCCTCGCATTATTTGAATCCAGCCATTGTCATGGGGCAGCGCGGACACTTGCCGGATTGGGCACAAGGCGCGCCGACTGCCAAGATTGGCGGCCATGCCTTTTATGCACCAAATGGACCTGTGGTGCAGGGATCGTTTGGTACGCCATCACAGAACGACATAGGCGAT